GTCGAACCACCGTCCGTTCAGGGAGACGAACTTCAGGTAGTCGAAGTTGAGGAAGTACATGCGCCCATCCTGGCAGGCACGGTCGAAGGCGATGGGAGCGGCCTTGTACATGAGGGTCTGGAAGCCGGCGTCACCCATCTCGCCCGACTCGTGTCGGACATCGCCCTGCAGGAAACCTTCGTAGGTCTCGTAGCCTTCCTGCGTGGTCAGGATGTTGGTCGGCTGATCCCGTCCCTCAGACGGGTCGTTGTACGCCTTGCGCATGATCGGGATGGTGAGAGCGCCGCCAACGGCGGTCACCCCACCCCTCCACCAGGCGTTCGTGCCATCGGCGCGGTCGATGCCGGCATAGGTGCCAGTCGCCTTGATGATGGCGTCGAGCCCGTGGAAGTCCTTGCCGCCCCCGCCCGACCCGTCGGCGAAGAGGATGCGGTTGACATCCTCAGCGACCGACAGCTCGGCCTGCTTGACCCGAGTGGACACGAGCTTGAGGATGGCCTCCTTGCCCGTGTTCTGGGCCAGCTCGGGACCAGTGAAGAAGATCGACGCGCGGTAGTGCTTCCAAGGAAACTCCGCCGACGTCACGCCCTCACGGGTCGGAGCAGAGAAGACGTCGTCGTCCGCATAGGACCCCTTCGACGTGATCTCGCCGTAGAGAAGCGGCTGGACGATCCCGCGCCCATGCTGGGACTCGATGCCCGCCTTCTTGACGAGCCACAGAAGAACCTTCTGCGAGAAGATGACATCTTCCAGCTTGGTCCTGTAGTGGAGCAGCGTCGAGCTGATGAGCCCGTCGGTCCCGTAGGTCGGGTTGCCAGTAGCCATGTGTCAGTTCTCCTACATGCCTGCGAACGCCAACTCGAAGGCGTCCGAAATGGAATCGATCTCCGTGGTCGGCCCCGTCGCCGTACCCGCCCGACCCGTGGGCCGGCCAGGGGCGGCAGCGGCCAACCGCTGCGCCTCGTGCGAGCGTTCCGCCCGCTCCTGCATGAGAGCCCTGTAGACCAGCTCGAGATCCCCGACCCCACGGTCGCTGGCCACCCTGAGGATGGTCTGACGCGACTTGGGTCCGAGCTTCACCCCATGCGAGGTCTCGATCCGATCGAACTCGGACTGGACCCAGCGACGGGACCTCTCGACGTTCGCCTCCACCACGGCGGGATGCTTCTGGACTTCCATGTCCACCCGCCGCTGGATCTCCGCCTCCACGGCTTCCTCCGTCTTGAAGACGGAGAACTCCATCGCCCGAGCGGGAGAGGCGCCAGGCTGGATCAGCCCCGCCTCTTCCGCGATCTGGCGAGCGACCCCAGCGGGGTCGGCCTGGATCGTTTCCCACAGCTTGATGGCGCGCTCGTTGGTCTTCCGCTGCTCTGCGATCACCTGCGTCTTCTGCGTGTAGTCCTTCTGACGCAGGTAACCGTTCACCAGCTCCTGTGCAGTCTTCGGCGCTTCCTCCCCTGGAATCTCGAAGAGCATCGACGCGACGTCGATCTGTGCGGGCGGAGCCGAGGTCCCTTCCTCGGCCAGCTCGAACAGTTCCTCGACCTCTCCAGCAGAGGTGGACGAATCCTCGGTGGCTTGCTCAATCACCTCGTTCACGCTTGTTTCGGCGTCCAGCGTCGAGTCATCCTCCGAGGGTGCGGAGTCCTGCTCAGCCGCTGCGGCGGCGAAGGCGTCTTCAAGGGTCACGAGTTCCGACACAAGTTCCTCCTAGGGCGAGGGAGTTTCCCTCTAAAAGAAAGACCTCCCCGTAGGGAGGTCTCCCTTTCCCCTCATAGAGAAGGCCGAACGGTTCAGACTTCGGGGTACACGAGCGTCTCTGCGCCGGCCGCACCCGTGTTCAACGAACCCTGCGGACCCGCCGACAACGGATCCATTGGAGGCCCTTCCGTGCCCCCAGGCGGAGCGGCGGGCGACGGAGGCGGCATCATGGGGGAAGTCTCGAGGACGCCGTCCACGTCCTCTACGCCGGCCACCTTGAACCAGTCCTCGATCAGCCGCTTGTAGTTGACCGACACGCCAAGCTGGGCGAGCAGCGGGGCCATGTTGACCACCAGCTCGACCATCTCCCGAGCCTTCTGCTCCTTCAGGACAGGGTTGCGCATCTCGGTCGAGTGGGACTCGACGTCCACCTCATACTCGCCCTGGAAGATGTCGGGACTCGGCGTTACGGTGACGTCCATGGGACGGCCTGCTATCTGCTGAAGCTGGGAAAGCATGGCCATGTTGCCCGACTGTTCGGCGGCGAGCGACTGCTCGTTCATGTCGGCCCGTTGTACGGCTTCCGCTTCACGACCAGTGAGGAACAGCTGCAGCTCGTCGTACTCGGTGCGAGGGAACACGTCCTTGGCAGTGCCAAGCATGAGCGCCCCCACCTCGCGCAACGCCTCTTCGATCTGGCTCAGCTTGAACTGGCTCTTGATGTTGGTGGCGCCCTCGATGATCGAGGCTTCGGTGGCGGTGCGGCGGATGTTTGGGCCGGCGCCGCGCAGGTACTCGTTGACGCCCGTGATCTCGTAGATGTCGTTCTGGATCACCTCGGAGACGTTGTAGACGTCGGCCGACAGGTTGGGCAGATCGATCGGCTTGACCAGCTGATCGATGGGAACGTCGCCCTCCACGAAGGCGACGTCGTTGACCACCTGCGACTGCAGGGCATCGATCGCGTCCTGCTCGAGCGAGTTCCTGCGGGCGAACAGCTTGGCCACGTTCCGCTTGCGATGGGTGATGAGGTGGCTGCGAGTCTTGTTCAGCTCGACCTGCAACTCCCACACCTGCTCCAGCTCGCCCATGTGGTAAGGGGTTCCTGGCAGGCGGTAGTTGCCAAGCTGCACGATCGGGCAGGAGCCGATGTCCTCGACCACTCGCAGGGGCAGCTCCCCCGTCGAGTAGGTAATCATCCGCATCTTCACCAGGTCGTAAAACTCGTAGAGGACGGCGAACTCGGATCCGTCGAACACCTCCTTCAGCGCCGCGTCCACGTCTCTGCGGGTGGCCACATCGGCGACCGATCGCGACGTCCCGTAGGCGACGTTCGTGTCGTTGACGTTGGAGTAGAGCTTGTTGTCGGTCAGCTCGTCACGGGTCAGCCATAGGCGCTGGCACACCCAGCGGGCGTTGTGGATCCCGTCGGCAGACGGGTCCATCCACAGGTCCCACGGGTTGACGCGGGCTATCCACAGCTTCGCCACCTCGGCGTAGGTGGACTCGTCGGTGCGCTTGTCCTCAATCGAGTAGCCGACCTTCAGGTAGCCGTCACCGTAGACCAGGTAGTCCCACGCCACCTGCTTGGTATGCCGCATCCCCGACACCTGGCGGGAGCGCCACAGGTTGTTGAGCAGCGCCTGCTGGATTGCCGCGTTCTTGGTCGAGGCGTCCCCCGAGTAGGGGGCGACCAGGAACCGCGGTTCGGTGCCAGTCATGTAGGGCAGGATCACCTGGACGGTGGAGAACGACATGTTCACCACGATCAGGTCCGAGTTCCCATCATCCGAGACGGAGTCCCAATGCAGCCCCTCGTACTGGCGCTCCGACTGCACCCAGCGGTCCTCCCGCTTGGACCGCCGCTCGTCGGCCCCGTACACCAGCTTCTGGCGGGCGGTCTGCACCGCCTCCTTCCACTGCTTCGACCTCAGCTTGTTCGGCTCAACTGCGTAGCCGACGGTGGACGGCATGCTCAGGCTCCGATCAGGCGGATGGTTTCATTGATGCGCTGGGTCAGCACGGACATTTCCGAGTTGAGTTCGGCGAGCTGCTTGGTCAACTCGTGCCGGCGAGCGGACAACTTGTCCCGCTCCTGCTGGTAGTGGTCCCGCAACATGGCCAGCACGTCGTTGGGGTTCTGTCGATGGTTGAACTCGGGCACGTCACACCTTCTGCCAGTCGGTGCTCTCCGTCTTCTTCAGGTGCGGCCTCCGCCGACCCCGCACCTGCTGGATGTCGATCTTCTTGTCCCGAGCGTTGGCGAAAATGTCCCGAGCGATGGACGCCTGCGTGTAGTGCCCCTGGTTCTCTGCCCGCAGGCGGGTCAGGTTGAAGCGCAAGCCGACCAGCTTGCACCCCAGGCACCCCTCGACATCCAGGTCAGGATGGGTCTCGCGATGCAGCGGGACTGGACGTTCGCTCACGCCGTGACGGTGACCGTCAGCGTTCCCGTCACCACCTGCCCGATCAGGTCGGTCGCCTTGATGACGATGGTGTACGGGGTGCCGTACGGCGCCTGCCCCATGTCGCCTGCGCTGGCGTTCAGCGTGATCGTCGCCGTGTTGTTCGCGTTGTCCACGAAGGAGGCGAACGTGGGCCACTGGTTCACGGCGGTGAACACAACGGGGCCGGCACCCGTGGCGGGGGTGACGGTGGCAGTGCGGGTGACGGCGCCGCCAGACTCGGACACGCTCGGCGTCGAATCGACGGTGATCGCCATGGTCGGAACGTCGGCCGTCTTCGCGTAGTCCTCGGCACCTGGCATCTGCATCAGCTCACCGACAGCAGTGATCGCGTTGGTGAGTGCGGTCTGCGCCGATGCGGGTCCGCCGGCATGCGAAGCAGTTACCTTCAGGTGGACGCGTCCCACATCCTTCTCTGAGGTGCCCCCGCCGGCGCCGATGACAACGGCGGCGGAGATCCCCGACTCGAGGAGAAGGGCGGTCGCCTTGGGACCGAGGTCGATGTTCAGGGCCCCCGACGGGACGTACCGACCAGTGACAGTGGCATTGGCCATTGGGCTGCTCCTACTTGTTCTTGCCGAACTTGAGCCCGCCGACCTTCAGCCGAGGCTTGGTTTCGGACGGCGATGCGGGCTTGTCGCGTCCGATGTTGGGCATCTCGTGATCCCCCGTCGGCTTCCGCTTGAGGAAGGCGACGGGCGGAACATCCTTCGGCCCGTTGGGTCGAGCGCCGACCTGTTGACTGACAGGCAGGCGATCCCCCTGCGGCGTTTCCTTCACGGTCGAACCTCCAGAGTGCAGAACCCCTCTATGAAGAAGGCCAAGACGTTCAGATCAGGAATGACTTGACGGCCGCTTCCGCCTCGGGAGCGGGTCCGATCCGCTGGGAAAGCCCGCTCGGCGGGCGGCGTGGGACCCCCAGCTGCAGGATATCCGACCAGCGAAGCGGGCGCACCTCGTCGTCGAAGTAGACGACGGGGAACCGTCCCGCATCCAGGCAGCCCTGCAGGCCGATGCAGGCGCCCATCACATGATCGTCATGGTTGCCTTCGGCGGCTGAGTAGCCGCCCTTCCCGTCGGCAATGAACGTCTGCGCTTCGACCAGGAACTTGGCGTCGTGCAGCAGCACCGACCCGTCTCGGATCGCCTTCACGAAGTCGTTGACCATCTTCGGCTTGGTCTGCTTGGTGGTCAGGTACCCGTACCTGGGGGTGCGGTCCCGCGACTGGCTGGCCGGCTGGTCTGGCCTGTACAGTCTCGGGTAGCGGCTCCGCCGCAGGTGTTCGAGCGGGAGGATCCCGTGGTTGTTCCGCTCCACGACCATCAGCGCCGTGTGGTAGCCGTAGCCGAGCCATTCGAGCAGCTCGCCCAGGTCTTCGACGGGCCAGTGCCCGAGGTAGGTGGCCACCTGCTCCATCGTGTTCGCGTTGTACACCCACACCGATGAGCGGTCCCCGTGCTCGAGGCCTTCGGCGACGTCGGACGAGACAACGTAGTTGGGCTTGCGCACCATCCGCCCCTTCTCGTCTCGCTCGACGTGGGGCGGCTCCCACACTTCGAGGATGTTGTCGGCGAAGGCATCTGCCTCGAGGTCGGCCACGGTCGGGTCGAACGGGCGGGTGAAGTCCACCTTGGCCAGATCGATGCGGTAGGACGGCTCGCACCAGCACATGTCGGAGCGCAGCAGATCCATCGGCATGACGGTGCGACCCGACTTGGCGAACGCCTCTTCGGGGGTGTTCGGATACTCCTGGTAGAACAGCCACTCCTGGCCGCGGTACTTGCGGAACTCCCGCTCGTACCACTTCTGATCCCGTTCGGGGACAACATGCCAGGGGCGGAACCGCCCCGACCATTCTGAGTCGGGGCGCTGTGACTCGAGCCACAACGAGTGGAACCTGTTGCCCATCCCGTTGGCGGTTGAGAAGACGATCAGCGGCCCGTAGGTGAGCGGGTCGAGGGCGCCGATCAGACCGTCTGCCGCCTCCACGAAGGCGAACTCGTCCAGCAGCGCGCCATACACGGCCTTGGAGCGGCCGGCCTTGGCGGTGGCCGGCAGCGACAGGATGCTCGACCCGTTGGCGAACGTCATCCGCTCCGTGTTCCCGTCGAGCAGGGCTGGACCGCGCTCGCGCATCCACAGGGGCAGCATCTGGTAGGGGATCTTCACCTTGTTCGCCAGCGTGTCCTGCGCTTCTTCCTCACCCTGGGAGGCGAGCAGCCACGGGTGGTTGCGGTGGAAGTACAGGTCGTGGAAGGCGAGGGCGGTGCCGAGCGTCGTCCAGCCGATCTGCCGCGCCTTCAAGACGGCCATCCGCCTCCGCTTCTCCTGCATCGCCTCCGAGATCCAGCGGGCGTCTTCCACCTGGTAGTCGCGCAGGTTGAACAGCTGGTACTGGAAGGTGTCCACATTGATGATGTGCCAGAACTTGGCGATGAACCAGATCGGATCCGACTCGGCCTTCCGCCAGGCCAGCTCACGCAGGGCAGCTAGGGCGTCGGCGGGAAGCCGCGACCCATCGGCGATCAGGGCGACGTCGAAGTCCGACGGCAGGGCGACCTGGGTGACCTGGTTCACGGCACCGTGACTGGCGGCGCCACCTTGTGCAACAGCTCGAGCGCCACCTTCACCAGCTCGTCGGTGGACATCTCGGACACGTCAGCCTTGCCGTCTACCTGCGACGGCTTGTCCATGAACTCCAGCAGCGTGCGAGCAGCCGCCACACTCTGCGGAGTGCCGCCAGTCGCAGTCTCGAAGAGGGCGTCCAGAATGGCAGGGAGACGATCCACTCGAGCCAGCGCCCGCGCACGGTCCTTGACCTGGGCCTGGAAGACGGGGTCGCGCTGGTAGTTGCGGAGCGTCTGCTCGGAAACGCCCATCTCCTTGGCGAGCCCCGCCTTCGAGTCGGGGATGCGGGAAGCGACAGGGGTGAGAACCCACTCGATGAAGCGCTCCATCCTCTCCCGCTTCTGCGGGTCGCCGTTCTTCCACGACCAGTCCTGCTCAGCCACTCCACGCCCCCTCGAGGTCTTCGAGAGTCCCCACCTGGTCGAGTCTGTTCGAGAACTCGGCCAGGAGCAGCTCTTCGTCCGTGGGGACCAGCTCCCCACGGGAGCGCTGCACGAGGACGGTCATCGCCTCGCCCGTGTACTCGTGGCAGCGGTGGAAACCACAAGCTGGG